TTCCCATTCGCAAAAATTCAGCCTGTTTTCCTGCCGGAGCAAACGGGGTGCAAGAAGCACCGCACCCCCTTTTCTCTGTCAGCCCCCCCGCCGACACTGTCCGCCGATTTTATCCAAACTTTACGCTTTAACTCGTGCATTGTAAACGGTCTTTCGAGGTCTGCCCCCTCGTTTGGCTCTCTCTCGGCTTGCTTTTTAAGCTGTTCCAAAATGGCAAGAGTTGCCTCCTCTTTAAGGTCAATACCTTTGCCAAGGTTTTCGGCGGTCAAGCGCTTTAAGCCCTCGCTTAAGTCTTTATCTACTGTTACAATATAGGCATTTCCCGCATTTTTTCCGCCCGTCTTATAGCGCGTCTCGGTTGCGTTGTCGCTTGCGTATAAAGTGCGCTTTAGTAAGTTATCCGCTCGTTTCATATCGTCTCGCATTTTGGCAAGTGTAGCCGCGTGCGAATTTGTGGGTAATCCAATCCTTTCCTTGGCGTTGTCAGGGTTCTTTGCATGGTCCGCCGAATAGGCGTTTATGCACTTTTTCAAGACCGAGAGCGCGCAAACCATTGAGACGCGTTCTAAAAGTTCAACATATATAGGGTCGTTTTTGTCGGTCTTGTTGTCGTATGCTGTAGTAAAGTTTTGCAGTAGTTGCGCAAAGGTGTTGACATTGTCGGGGCTTGTGCGTGTTGTGTTGGTGGGGAATGTGTTTTTGTTTGTGGTTATCATGTTTTTTCTACTCCTTTTCTTTTGGCAGTTGTTTGCCTTGATGTATACAATTCTACAGTAAATATAGGGCACTGTCAAGCCCGACTATAAAAAGAGAGGTAAAGCGCATAATTTCTACTTTTTGCATAAAATATCATAGCGAAAATTATAAATAATGTTTATTTTTTCGTTGCTATGCTACACCGCAAGGGGGTAACCGTCGGCGGCTGTCAACGCCCGATTTTAACACTATCGGGTGTTAAGCGGGGCTTGGTTATGGTATTTTCACGCACTCCGCCCGAGCGGAAGGTACAAGTCACTTCATCTCCCACGTTCAGTCCAAAAACACAATTCGCCCATCATTTCCACTCAAAAAGAACCATAAAACCGCAATAATACTGCTATTTTAGTTATTATACTACAATCATATTATCATTTTTGGATATCAAATACTCGCAACGCTACCAATAAATATTTTGTAAAAAATTTTGAAAATTTAATTCTGTGTGTTCCGACAAACCCCATTGACAGAATCCAATATTATGATATAATAAGGAGGGACTTGAATACAATTCTATAGTTGTAATTAACTCATACAGATTTTGAGCTGGGGTGAAAATAATGTTATAGCGTAATCATTTATTCTTATTTATAAACTAAGATGTTCGATAATATTCTTTCCATATTAATATTTAAAGGGCACACCTCGCGAGCCCAGTATTGATGCGGGTCAAAAAAAAATTCGGCACTTTTAGGTGCCAAAACTATTCAATACGGCAAATATACGCCGTGATTAGCAATAATAAACCGAAAGGATGATGTCATGAATCGAAAAAATTTCATAAGAGGTGTAGCCTATGATTAAAGTCTGTGACGCAATCATGGGTACTGGCAAATCCAGTGCTGCAATTGCGTATATGAACAGCCACCCAAGTGACAAATTCATATACATAACCCCTTATCTGGACGAAACAAAACGCATAAAAGACAACTGCCCTACTCTCCATTTTGTAGAACCCAGTAATAGAATACCCAAGTATAATTTCAAAAAGGTAAGCCACACAGCAGAGTTAATCAGTGAGGGAAAGAACATTGCCACTACTCATCAAGCATTTAAGTCGTATACCAGTAAAATGTTAGAGAATATAAAGCGATATGAATACACCTTAATAGTGGATGAAAACGTGGACGTTCTTGAAAGCATTGATCTCCACCCAGATGACTTGAGGCTACTGCTAAACGCTGGATACATTAATGATGTGGACAATACCTATACCTTAATAAAAAATGAGTATAGTGGCAAAGTATTCTCTGAACTGTTTAAGATGCTTCGTTGCAGAGACCTTATGTATGTCACTGATAAGAACAACTGTACGTTATTCTATTGGGTTCTCTCTCCTGAGTTGTTCACCTCATTCAAAGATGTATTTATCCTTACATACTTGTTTGAGGGACAAAGCCTGTATTACTTCATGAAGATGTACAATCTTCCATACGAACGTATTGGAATAGACCATACAGAAGATGGGGGCTATTGTTTTGGTAATTATCCCGGATATGCTCCAGAGTACGTTACTCACATAAAGGACAAACTCCACATTTTGGACAAGCCAAAGCTTAATGAAGTTGGAGATGACTATTATTCATTATCCATGAATTGGTATAAAAAAGACGAGTCAGATATAGACAACGTTAAAAACAATGTGAATAACTTCTTTAGACACATCATGTCTGAAATCCCATCTTCTAAGCGATTATGCGGTTCGTATAAATCTGTTTTTAATAAGGTCAAAGGTAAGGGCTACACCAAGTCATTTCTGACATTTAATTCAAAAGCCACTAATGCTTATAGAGACAAGATATGCCTTGTGTATATAGTTAATCTTTTTATGAATGTTAGTGAAAAACTCTTTTATCAATCCCACGGTATCGAACCTGATGAAGATATCTATGCCCTGTCTATCATGGTTCAATGGATTTGGCGTTCCGCCATCAGGGACGGTGAAGAGGTTTATTTATACATACCAAGCAGGCGCATGAGAACCCTGCTCATAAACTGGATGGACGGTTTATCCAAAGGACAGAACGGAGGTGAAATAAGTGAAGAATAAGAGCTGTAAGAATTGTTTTTTCAATTACCGTTGCAATTCCAGTATTGTGTGCGATAATTACACCCCAGATATTAAGGACAACGAGGATGAGGTTTACGGAGCTATTATAGAAAAAAGACGTCGTGATTATTATCACGAATGGTTTGAATACATAGATGACGAAAGCAAAGATTACTAACAAGGAGTTGAGTATTTATAAGCAAACAATTAGCATGTCAAAAATTTATCTACAAAATACATAGCAACAGACTTCGCAAAGAACGGTGGAAACTAACTCTCCCGATTGACGAAGCCAGAAGAAACGACGAGGTTATTTCTCTTGCTGACAGTCAGGTACTACGCTGGATTGATGAGCTAAACGGCATTATGGATGCTGATAAGAAAGCTCGTGATATTAAAAGCAGAGTTAAGCAGTTGCGGAAAGAGCCGAGCAGTTACCAAACTAAAAAGGAGATACGTAAACTATACTCAGACTTGGATGCGCTACAGTTTAAGCCTGATTACATGTGTTTGATTATTGACAAAGAAAAGGATTATTACAGAGCGTGCCGTGGCTTCAGTATTAATGGTATAAAATACAAACGTCTGCTTGGCACCAATGGCGGTATTAAAAACTCTACAATAGTTTTTGTGAGTGAAAAGGTTGCAGATGAACTGCGTAGGCGGATTGATAACAACCGTGACCTTAATAAGGAATTAGTGACAGCAAAACTCGAAGCGTATAAAGCACTCACTTGTAGTGCCTCCGTTCCGGTATCTAATCCAAATGGAGTATTGGTAATAAGCGATGCTGAGACCGAATTTCTGTCCGATACGATTTATCTATCCGACGAAACCGATGGCGAGCCTTTGATGGAAGAACGTAAAGACCAGTTGATTAAGCTGAATGCCTCAGACGGCTGTGGTATAATGCTCCCCTCGCTTGCTGAACGATGGAGTAAAGAACTTGGACTTGATTATTTGATGAGTGGATGTAACACAAGATTTAGCTTTGAAAAAGGAATGGTATTTACCTTTGATTTCTTGGATTTTGCAGATAAAGTGGCGAAAAAATACATAGTGCAGGATGCGTGGGGGAACTCAGTTGATATCAGAAGTGTCGAATTGATACTAACTACATCCATGGTGAAATTGTGGGATAGCTACAAGAGCTGTGACGATTATTTAAAATCATCCTATTCCAATGGATACACATTTGGAGTTGCAAAAACTTGTCCCAAGAGACTTGAGAGCGAACGAAATCTGAACTACCAATTTATTCAGAGCTATGACCTTGATGACAGTGATATTGATGAGTTGGTCTCCCCCACTCTGAATGAAATACAGGATGTACTTGGCGGAGACTGGAGAAAAACAGTATTATTTCTTAATGGAATTGGGCTTAATGAAAACAATGTCGCTCGTTTGCCAAATGATTTCGTTAAAGCGATAATGATAGACAAAAGAATACTGAATGACCCATTTGTCCAAAAAAGCATATATCAGCTTATATGCAACAGAATTAATGAGGCTAAGGTCGGTGTATTGAAAATACACGGCAACTATTCTATTGTTTCCGGAGACCCTTATTTACTATGCCAGCATATGTTTGGTATAGATAAAACAGGCCTGCTTAAGGCCGGAGAGATATATAACGAGTATTGGGCAAATGTCGGTGCGGAAAGCTTGGCGTGCTTTAGGGCTCCAATGACGTGCCATAATAACATACGGCTTCTCCGCCCTGTATCCGATGACGCTGTACGGTATTGGTATAAATATATGCGAACCTGTACGATTCTCAACGCTTGGGATATGACCACAGTTGCATTAAACGGCTGTGACTATGATGGAGATTTAGTTATGCTTACCGATAATCATGTACTTGTAAATAAGCTAAATCCACAGCCTGCCCTGATGTGTATTCAGCGCAAAGCAGATAAAAAGATTCCAATCGAAGAAGATTATATACGCTCTAACATTGAGAGCTTTGGAAATGATATTGGACAAACCACTAACTGGATAACTTCTATGTTTGAAGTCAGAGCGAAATTTCCAAAAGATTCAAAGGAATATAAAGAAGTATCCTATCGAATACGATGCGGTCAGCTATACCAACAAAATGCGATAGATAAAGCTAAAGGAATAATTTGCAAACCAATGCCACGAACATGGCACGACTATCACGCCATAAACCAAATGGAAGATGTAACAAAACGACAGTTATATCGAAGTATAGTAGCAGATAAAAAGCCGTATTTCATGAGGTATATCTATCCTCCGCTTATGAAGCAATACAATACATATATCAAAAACACCAATAAGAACGCATTGAGAGAGTTTCAGCTAACAATTCCAGAGCTACTATCTATGCCAGATGACGAACTCAGTGATAGGCAAAAAGAGTTCTTACGATATTACAGTATTAAAATGCCTGTTGGCGTAAACGACTGCGTAGTGAACAGAATTTGCAGGATATTTGAAGAAAAGTTCGATAGGAATATGGGCAATTGCTCATCCGCTTTGAATTTTGATTATAGGATCATGCGTGGAGACGCCGAATACACAACAGACCAGTATTACGCAATTAAAAAGCTTTACACAGATTATAACAAACGGTTAAAGAACTATGCCGTCTTTAACTACTATGAAAAGGTTGATGAGTATGACGCCGCCAGAGAGCTTGCGAGCATGAGTGAAGAATTCAGAAAAGAATGCGATAAGATATGTCCCAACAGCAGCTCACTATGCAACATTATTTTGGATTTGTGTTACACTAAAAGCTTTACAAAACGCTTTGCTTGGAATATGTGCGGAGCAGAAATTATACATAATCTATTGTGCAAAAACGGATGGAGTATATCGTATCCGGTCATAAGTGACGATGGCGAAATTGAATATGGCGGGAATAGATTTAAAGTAATGACAAAGAAGATAGGAGAGACTGAATGAATATTATACTCAACGAACATGAATGGGCGAAGAATATGCTACAGTCACATTCACTTGGAAAGAAACCCACTGAAACATTGGGACATATAGCACGATATTACATTGATGAGCACCAAGGGGAAAAGGCACCAAGTAAAAGAGATGTCAGGAAAAAGCTTGAATCATTTCTCCTTCAGTGTGACCCGTACGCAGCTATGCCCAAATGGAATGACACGCTTACATACGTTATAAATCGTGCATTTAAGCGTGACACAATATACATAGAGCATATTTCAATAAATCAATCCGAGCTTGATAAGATTGATGTTCTGAAAGGCAAACAGTTGCGGCGTCTTGCGTTTACGCTCTTGTGTCTATCAAAATACTGGGACAATGTAAACTCTACAGATACTCATTGGGTCAATACTCAAGACAGTGATATAATGAAGATGGCAAATATTGTAGCATCTATTAAGCGGCAAAGTCAATTATACAACGAACTGAGTAATCTCGGATTGATTAAATTCTCCAAAAAGGTTGACAACACAAATGTTCGAGTATGTTTTGCTACAGATGACGTCCCCGTCCTTTACATATCCGATTTTCGTAATCTCGGATATCAATATGAAAGATATCGCGGAATTCCGTATAGAGCCTGCCAGAATTGTGGACTCGTTTTTAAGTCCAGAACAAGTGGAAGTGGACCGCAGGCGAAGTATTGTGCTGACTGTGCCGAAAAAAAGTGGCTTGAGCAGAGAATAAACGCAGTAATGAGACAGCGGAAGTCGGCTGTAATATAGGCATAAAGCTTTAAATGTTGTAATTAAAAATCCCTGTGAAGCTCTGTGTATCAGGCTCTCATGGGGATTTGCAGTATTGCCATATTGGAGGGATATATACGCTTTCGTTTTCCCGCCAAATATGAAAATAAAGGATTGATAAATAAAATGGTTGCAATTACCAAGCAAGAAAAAGAAGCTATTCAAAGGCGCTTTCCGTCTGCACATATCGTGCGTACAATGAAGCAGAAATCTAAGAGGCACCACTACTTTTGTGAGGAGGCTTGCCGAGTACTTGCCTATTTGGATGAACTCCGTGTAAAAGCAAGGGTCGGTGTAACTAAGTGATGAATGACGTACTTTATTCGCCTCTTGCAAAGAGAACTAACGAAACTGAAGTCGAGTATCATAAGCGGCTTGTATACGGAAAGCTTGTTGATAAGTCACTGAGTAACTACGATTACTCCGAGCTGTCAAAATGCGTGTATGGAGAAAATTATTCAGCAGATGTTGCGCGCCGTATGATGTACGGTTCCCGCAGAACCCTTGAACTTTTGGACAAAAATGGACTGCAGTCAGTAGACAGCCAAGAGATGTTGGACAAAATAGAAGCTCAGACTATTGAGCTCAAAAAAGAACGTCAACGGATGTTCGACCAGCGTAGAGAATACAATAAGCTGCTGTCTTTGGAAGGAAGATATGAGTATTTATTCGACTCCCTGATTAAATCGGCCGATAGACTTAGCGAGACTGTTGGCATACTGTATCCTGAATCCAGAGTAAGCTTGGATGAGCTTTCAGACAATGAAGCTGTATTAGTTCTGTCCGACTGGCATTACGGGCTCAAGACAAAAAACATCTTCAACGAATATGACTGCAATATTTGCAAGGAAAGAGTCAACTATGTTATAAACGCCGCATCCGAGAGAATACTGCTTCATAAATGCAAGTGTCTGCATGTTCTCGTATTAGGGGATTTATTCCATGGAGCGATTCACGTTGGCACAAGAGTGGCAGCCGAGGAGCTTGTTTGTGACCAGTTAATGCAAGCATCGGAGATATTGGCACAGTCGGTTGAGTATTTAAGTTCATTTGTTGACACCGTTAAAGTGTATATGACATATGGAAACCACGCAAGAACTGTTCAGAACAAAAATGAAAGTATACATAGGGATAATATGGAGCGTATTATTCCATGGTGGTTAAAGACCCGTTTAGCTAATTATAATAACATTGATATTGTCGATGATGACGGAACCGAATTCATTTTTGCATGCCCTTGCGGTCACGGGATATGTGCTTCACATGGCGACAATGATTCTGTCAAGTCATCCCCTCGACTATTAACTACACTGTTTCAAAAGCGATATGGCAGAGACATTGAATACATAATTCACGGTGATAAGCATCATAGAGAGTGCTTTGAAGAGATTGGAGCAGACGCAGTTCTGTGCGGCTCACTGTGCGGCACGGACGATTATGCGAACAGCAAACGGCTTTATGCTGTTCCCTCTCAGCTCTTGCTCATAGTAAATCCGCAGATTGGTGTCGATGCAGAATATAAGATTAAGTGCTGACTACTACAAATAAAAAACGGGGGCATAAAGCACCCAGCAGTCCAAGTTATCGGCGAATGGTTGCACGGATAACAAGGATAATGAGGCTGGCGGTTAAGCTGCCAGCGACACCAACTATATAAGCTAACAATACGTTGCTCATAGCTCCTCCTTTCTACAAATCACTTAGTCCGGATAACACTCATTATTTTCGACGGACTGACAGCCAGAGGTTATCGCTCTGGAAGCCGAGGCTTTTGGTTTTATATCTTTCGACACAAAACCCAAGAAATGAATTTCCGTTGCTTAAAGCATCGGTGCCATGGACGTATGAATATAATGTATAAAGGAGTTTACTGCAATGTTAGTATAGCATACGTATGTATGAGTGTCAAGAAATTTTGACAACTAAGGTTGTAACAGCCTTAGTTGTGCGCTGTGTTGCTTGCGAGGCGCACAGCGGGAGCGGTTTCTGCGGAAGCTGCTCCGCAACAGAACAGAGCCCGGCACGCCTCTTAACAATGCGCAACCCGCCGGGCCGTAAAACAAAGAACCCGACACGCCTCTCTTTGATGCGTACCACGTCGGGTCTTTTAATGTAAAAATCTAAAAAGGAGGAATCTGCATATGGGCAGAAAGACTAAAATGAATTCCATAACGTCGCCTGAGCTGCTTGCGCAGGTGAATCCGGATAATATTCAGTTGCTTAATGACTTTTTAAACTATTTACAATCAGTTGCAAAGAGCGAAACCACAATCCGAGGCTACGAAAATGACATCCAAATTGCATGGGTGTGGTGTCTACAACACAATAAAAACACTTTCTTCATTAATTGGACAAAGCGAAATATTGTTGCATATCAGAATTGGCTTTTAAGCAACAATAAAAACAGCGCTTCGAGAGTGCGGCGGCTTAAGGCTGCGCTTTCATCGCTTAGCAATTATATAGAGGATGTTCTTGATGACGAATATCCCGACTTTCGTAATATAATAAACAAGATAAAGAATCCTGTCAATCAAACTGTAAGGACAAAAACAGTCTGGGAAGATGATGAAATCGAAGGATTGCTTGATAAATTGACTTGCAATGGTCAGTTTGAGAAGGCTTGCTATTTAGCTCTTGCCGCATATAGTGGAAGACGAAAATCAGAACTTTGCAGATTCAAAGTCTCGGATTTTAGTAAAGATAAATTAGTATGCAATGGAGCGTTGTATAAAAGTGACCCCATTAAAACTAAAGGTCAGGGTGGCGGCAAAATGTTGCCATGCTACACCTTAGCAAAGAAATTCGACCCGTATCTTGATGCATGGCTTGAGTATCGTAAACAGAACAACATACAAAGCGAATGGGTCTTCCCCGATGCAAAAGATGCGTCAAAGCACGTATCCATTTCAACGATTAATAGCTGGTCAAATACTTTTTCGCGACTTTCCGGCAAGCCGGCCTATATGCATAGTTTCAGACACTACTTTACTACCAACTTGGTTCGTTCGGGTTTCTCAGAAAATGCAATAACGAAAATTATAGGTTGGGAATCAACTGATATGTGCAGGGTTTACACCGATATTGATACGGAAGAACAAATCGGTGTCTATTTCGAGGACGGAGAAATCGTCGCACCAAAGAAGAAAAGCTTTAGCGAAATATAAGAGAAAGGAGTGTATATGAACAAAAGGGATTTTATTAAGAAAGTTGCCTACCAATTAAGAGAAAACAACATACGTAAGCCTGTTTCTATGCCGAAACAGGTTTTTCATATATCCGATGATGCCGGAAATAGCAGGGATTTTATTGTAAGAGCAACGGATAAAAGCGTCTTGTTTACGATAGACGACATCGATGCTATTGTTGACGCCTGTATGTATGTAATGCAGGAAACGCTAAAGACCGGTGAGGAAATCACATTCCATGGTTTTGGAACCCTCGGTGTTAAGTACAGACAGCCAAGATCTACAAAAAGCTTTGACACAGGAGAGCGGCTTGATATTGCTGGTAGGTATGTTCCGAAGTTCTCGTTTGGAAAAGATTTAAAGATGTGTGCTAAGCTATACGAGCTATCTTTAGCCGAGCAAGAGGATGTTCAAGAAAGCTCGGGTGAGAAAGAGTAATGGGTATTGACATGAACTCCGACAGAGTTATTTGTTCAAGATGCGGGCAAGCTTTTGGTAAGCGCACTGGTCACTTTCAAGCAAGCTATGCGGCATTACATAAGGGTGTAAGATTTCTTCCCATATGTAAAGATTGTGTAGATTCGCTTTTCAGCGGATATCTCTCCATCTGTAAGAATCCAGAGCTTGCGGTAAGACAGATGTGCCGTAAACTTGATCTGTATTGGAACAAAAAGATATACGATGCTGTTGAAAAAAAGAATTCGCAGAGAACAATTATTACTGCATATATAACTCGGGTTAATACAACGAACTTCGCTGGCAAATGCTATGATGACACCTTGCTTGAAGAGGGTACGCTATGGTCTATGGATACTGCGAAAAAGTCCAATGTTAATTCGTCCCCGTCAAGCATGAGAGATATGCAAGAGAGCGATAAAAGCAATATTGAAATATCCGAGACCACAATAAATGCGTGGGGTACCGGATATTCACCGGAAATGTATTTGGAGCTTGACAAGAGGTATTCATATTGGTTATCAGAAATGAATTTAGAGGACGACTCTTCGCTTGATATAGGAACAAAAATGCTGATACGCCAGATATGTTCTCTGGAATTAGACATCAATAGAGATAGAGCTGACGGAAAGCCGGTTGATAAGAGTGTCACGGTTCTGAACAATCTTTTGGGAAGCTTGAACTGGAAGCCCGTACAGAAGAAACAGGACGACGCTGATAATGCGTTGGCTTCGACTCCTTTAGGCGTATGGCTTTATCGGTATGAAAACGAAAGACCGCTGCCAGAAATTGAAGACAATCTGAAGGAAAATCGTATACGCAAATATGTATTCACTTGGATGGGGCATTTATGTAAAATGCTTGGGGCTAAAAACGCATTTTCTAAGTTATACGAAGACGAGGTTGCTCGCCTTAGAGTGGAAGCTCCGGAATACGATGAGGGCGAGAGTGACGAAGCCTTTATGAATGAGCTATTTGATAATGTGCCAAGCGATGAGTCGCTATCTCCATCTATAGATGATGGTGATGAGTCATGACACGATACCAGCGAGTATTAAATGGAGCGGCTTTGTGGGGAGCGTTCTATAGATGGCAGCCTGACAGATTTGCGAAAGACTATTTGCATATACGGTTAAAGGTATTCCAACGTCTCCTGATCGTTATGATGTTCTGGAGTAAGATATTTGTACTGATTGCTTGTCGTGGTATAGGCAAGGCGTTTATCAGTGCAGTGTATTGCGTTATTCGGTGTATCCTTTATCCGGGAACAATGGTTTGCATTGTATCAGGAACTCGGGGGCAGGCTATAAATGTTCTCGAAAAAATTATATATGAATTGAAGCCCTTATCAGCCGAGCTGAGAGCTGAAATTAATGAAAAAGAAACACAAGTAAACGGAACTAAAGCACAAATAGTGTTTTACAATACCAGTAGGATTAAGGTAGTTACAGCGAGTGATAACGCCCGTGGTAATAGATGCAATGTCTTGATTCTGGACGAATTCAGATTGATTGATTTGGACACTATTAATACTGTATTGCGCAAATTTTTAACCCTGCGCCGTATGCCGGTGTATGAACAACTTACGGATGCTCAGAAAAGGGTAGAATATGACAAAGAAGAGAACCTCTCTCTTTATCTTAGCAGTGCGTATTTTCAATCCCATTGGTCATATACAAAATGCGTTGATACCTTTAAGGCTATGCTTAATCCTGCACGTCATCAGTTTGTGTGCGGATTCCCATATCAGCTTTCAATACTGGAAGGCCTTCTGAAGAGAAGTGATGTTGAGGACGAGATGTCTGAAACAAACTTTAGCGAAGCTAAATTTAATATGGAGATGTCTGCAGAGTTTTACGGAGCAGCAGAAGGAGCATTCTTTGACCTCGACTCCATATATAAAAACAGGCGCATTAAATATCCAATGTATCCTCAAAGTATTGCCAATAAGCTTGGAAACCATCCTGAAATCAGGATCAAGCCAAAGCAGCATGGTGAGGTTCGGATTTTGTCCGCTGATATAGCTATTATGTCCAGCAAAAAGCACAACAACGACGCCACAGCAGTTTATATTAACCAAATGTTGCCAACCAAGTCTGGAAGGTATTCCAGCAACTATGTTTACACAGACTCATGGGAAGGCATGCTTACACAAAATCAAGCCTTAATAATACGCAAGTGGTTTGATGAATTTGATTGTGACTACCTTGTGCTCGACGCAAATGGGGTTGGCGGTGGTATCTATGACTTACTTATAAGGGATATTGTAGACCCAGAGACTGGCGAAATATACCCAGCATTAGGTTGCTGCAACAATTCAGATATGGCCGACAGATGTATACCCGGGGCTCCGAAAGTTATTTGGGCAATCAAAGCCTTTCCTCAATTCAACTCGGATTGCGCTTACTTGTTGCGCGAAGGATTCAGGAGCGGGCGCATCAGAATGCTTATGAACGAATACGATGCCAAGCCATGTCTTGAAAGTATCCCGAAGTACTCTACACTATCTTTGCCGGATCAAACGGCACTTCAGATGCCGTATATACATACGTCCTTAGCAGTTGACGAACTTGTTAATCTTCAGCACGAGGATTCTAATAACAAAATACGTATTTCAGAAAAATCCGGACGCAGAAAAGACAGATATTCAAGTCTTTCATACAACAACTATGTGGCTCTACAGATTGAAAACAAATTAACTAAACGAAAGAGCTTAGATGTAAGTTCCAAGGAATCGTTTATAATCAAGCCACCATCATATAAAGGAAAGGCGGTGAACAACTTTGCAAACTATCATGTCAAGAGATATTGATAAACCCTTGACCGAATCCACTAACAGCAAGAATCAGTTTGGATTTGAGTTTGGCATATCAAATAAGTTTGCTGTTTTAAACAGACTGATAGCACGAGACCTTAATAGCAATACCTCTTCCCCTACATTCTCAAGATATTCAAAGGATGATATAGCTACATATATCTCAAATCCATATAGATATGAGAAGCAACTGCGTCAAGCGGTTGTTTATTTATATGGAGCAAGTCCGCATTTTAGGCGGCTGATTCAGTACTTTGTGTCTTTGTCGGATTTTGCATATTACGTCTCTCCTTTTAAGGTTGATCCAAGAACAGCGAATGTCAACACGACCAGCCGTAACTATCGCAAGACCTTGAATATGCTGTCGTCCATGAATGTCAAAACACAGTTCCCAAAGATACTCACGATATGTCTTCGAGAGGACTGTTGCTACTGTACTTGTTGGATGAGCAACGAAAATATCACTATACAAATCCTGCCAAGCGATTATTGTGCCATTTCTACGATTGAAGGAAATGTCCCAAATGTCACCTTTGATTTTTCATACTTTGACACAAGACAAGAAATGCTTGAATACTTCCCTGCTGAGTTTGGAAAGAAATATAGAACATACCTGAGTGACAGGACAAATAAATGGATAGAGCTGGATTCACCTACTTCATTTGCAGTCAAATGCAATAGTGACATTATAGAATATGCCTTGCCGCCATTTGCAGGAATCCTGCGTGAGGTGTACGACCTTGAAGACTATAAAGCCCTTAAGCTCTCCAAGACTGCTATAGAAAACTATGCGCTTTTGGTAATGAAGCTCGCGATGGACAAGGATGGAAACTGGCTGATTGATTATGATAAGGCTAAAGAATTCTGGCACAACTTAGATGCAGTTATGCCAGAAGAGGTTGGTTCGGTTCTGTCCCCCATGGATATAGATAAAATCAACTTTGAAAAGTCTAACACAGGTGACACCGATACGGTGGCGGACGCAGAACAAAACCTGTTTTCTGCAGCTGGTGTATCTTCGTTACTATTTAATAATCCCAAGGCATCAGCAAACGCTCTTGCTCTATCTATAAAGGCAGACCAAGCTATTACATACGGAATCGTAAAGAACATAGAGGATGCTATAAATCGGTTAATACAATCTCAAGGCTATGGTAAGAATTTTAAACTCACCATTTTGGATGTAAGCCCATTTAACCGCGAGGAGATGGGCAACCAATACCTTAAAGCCGCTCAGTACGGGTTCCCGACTTTGATGATGTATGCCGCTTCTCAAGGCTTAAGTCAAGCGGAGTTTGATTCCATGAACTTCCTTGAAAACAGTGTTTTGGACCTCAAAAATAAGCTTGTACCACTGAGAAGTTCCTCGACACTTAGCGCAAATAATTCAGATAGTAGCGCTCCGACAGATGAAGGAGGCCGTCCGCCAAAGGAAGGAACCGATTTAACTGATAGTGGCGAACAAAGTTCAGAAGATAAGGATGACTGGTAATGAAATTTATATATGTATTTACTAAAGATGCCGCAGATAAGCTTGCGGCGAACGGATATAAGCTTCTGAAAGCAGACGAAAAGAATTCTGTTTTCACTTTTGAAAACAAATCGGAAATAAAGTTTAGCCTTGATGTAAGCTATATATTCTCTGATACATTAACATTCTAACCCGCGTTCGACCACGCGGGTTTTTGATTGGAGGTCGAAATGAATAGTAAAACTATGAATCTTACATATGCATCATCCTTGACTAATCTGCGTGAACTGAACTCATCTTTTGACACAGCGGTGCTGCAGATTGCCTATCCGGGCGACAACCGCAACAAAAGCAGAATAGACAAAGGAACTTTTGAAAAATGCTTACCTTCAATTTATAACTGCCCTATCGTCTGCAACTACGATCGTGAAGCGGATGCGCTTGGCGGTCATGACATGACAATAGTGCAAAATGCAGACGGAGAGGCTAAATTGATTAATTTAACCACTCCAATCGGAGTGGTACCTGAGAGTACCAAGCCATTCTGGCGGATGGTTACAGAAAGTGATGGTGCTGAGCATGAGTACCTATGCACCGACGTTTTGATTTGGAAGCGTCAGGAAGCGTATGCCAAAATTAAGCGTGATGGGGTAACTGCTCAGTCAATGGAGATAACGGTTAAGAGTGGAAAGGAAATTGACGGAATTTACGTCATCGATGATTTCGAGTTCACAGCATTTGCGCTAATCGGTGTGGAACCTTGTTTTGAAAGCGCTTCACTGGCATTTCCCAAGCAAGAGTTCAAGCAGCAGTTTTCGCAGATGATGCAGGAATTAAAAGAAGCCGTTATCAAGGTCGATACCTCTAACGAGGTTGACAATATAATCACAAACGAATATTCGATGAAAGGAGGAGAGAAGGTATTGAACGATAAGATGGAATTAGCAGCTAAATACGGAATCGACGTAGACAAACTTGATTTCTCCATTGAGGACTTCAATCTTGAGGAGCTTGAGGAGAAGTTCAAAGCAATAAGTTCTCCTGATGTTGTAAGTCCCAATGTTGGAGTAACCAGTGAAGACTTTGAGCTTGAGAGCAATATCACTGAAACAATATATCGCGCAGTTTCTGAACTTGAAACAATTACTTTTGACTGGGGAGAATACCCAAGATACTTCATGCAGGATTATGATTCAAGCAAGAACGAGGTATATTGCTGGGATAGAAGCGACTGGCTTATGTATGGATTTACGTATGAAGCAAATGGGGATTCTATCGTCATTAAGCAGGACTCCAAGAAGCGTGTTAAGTTTGCCATTGTAGATTTTGATGAGGGCGAGCAGGTATCGCCTATTGCCGAAGTCTTTGAGGCAATGAATAAGAAAATCCAAAGCAATGCCGATTTGGAGGCAAAATACCAAAGCGCCTCCGAAACAATAACTGCAATGACTTCTGAGCTTGAGAATCTTCGCGAGTTCAAGTCCAAGTCTGACGCTGCCGCTGAGAAGCAGGCTCGCTGTGAGGTGCTTGATAAGTTTACCGACCTTGCAGAGAACGAAGACTTCATTGCATTAAAAGAGGATTGCATGAAGTACGATATCGAGACTCTCGAAGAGAAATGCTTCGCTATCCGTGGCAGATGCGGTACCGCCGTCAAGTTTTCTGCTGGACAAAAGATTCCCAAACTCAAGGTCGATAAAACAGAACCTACTGATGAGCCCTATGGCGGTTTGTTTACCGAATACGGCTCACAAAACGAAAACTAAAATAGGAGGTAAATGAAATATGGCTAATACAATTCATGCTGTTGTTAGAACTGATGCTATGGATGGTACTGACGTTAGAAGTCAGCTCGTGTCCGTAAAGTACATGGGCGCAGATAAGAATACGCCCACTGATATTGATAACGGAAATGTTGTCCTTTTGGACAAGCTTGCAGAGGGCGAGCGTGAGGTATATGTAGGCACTGATGTTGCCGCAAACTCCAAGCTCTCTGATGTTGTACTTATTGCTTCTCCCGAAGTTATGTACGATGAAAGGCTCAAGAATCTGAGCGATTACTACAATGAAGCAGACACTATTTCCCGCGGATATCGCTTCCACTCTGGCAATATTTTCGGCATTACCGAGGAAGCTCTTAATGGCACTAAGGCAGTTGGTGATATCGTTGAGCTCGCCGCAGGCACTAAGCTCACTTCCGTAGCTTCCGGTTCCGGCGCAACAGTTGTGGGCAAGATTATTGATATTGAGAAGGCAGGCAGATACACCTTCTATGTAATCCTTGTTTCCTAATTTTTGAAAGGAGGAAAATATAATGGCTGAAATAAATGATATTGTAAGACTTGCTATTGATACATATAGAGGCAAGGTTCAAAAGTATTCTACCGAAAAGGCTTCTGATGTTCTTCGTAAGGCTCTTGTTGATGCCAACAACGGAAAGACCGCTCTTGATTACAGAGACATCCGAGATGGCAAGTGTGCAGGACTGTTTACTCTTGTTGAGCAGATAATCGCTGCTACTGCCGTTGAAGGTCTTCAGGGTGACGAGTTTTTCAATACTCTTGTTGACTTCCGTAACATGGCTGAGGGTGATCAGAACGTCTTTGTTGTAGAAGATTCCACTCTCTTTGCTGTTGCCGACATGGCTAATGGTACTCAGGGCATCCGCAGACAGAGAATCGGTGGCCGTACTGAGACTGCAATCAAGACGACCACTAAGGGCGTAAGAATCTATGAGGAGCTTAACCGCATTTTGGCTGGTCGCGTAGATTTTAATGACTTTATTGCTCGCGTTTCCCAGTCTATTCAGCAGAGACTTCTGAATGATATCTATAATCTCTGGATTTCTGCTACCGCTGAGCAGATGGGCGGCGTTACATACTTCCCTGTTGCAGGTTCCTACGATGAGGATGCTCTTATGACTCTTATCTCGCACGTTGAGGCTGCTGCAGGAGGTAAGAAGGCTGTTATTGTTGGCACTAAGAAGGCTCTCAGAAAGCTGAAAGAATCCATCCAGAGTAATACTGCCAAGGATGAGCTTCACGCCATGGGCTACTACGGCACCTTCTATGGTACCCCTTGTGTTGCTGTTCCTCAGCGCCATAAGGTTGGTTCTACTGAATTCGTTATAGACGACGATACGCTGACCATCATTGCTGGTGACGACAGGCCTTTCAAGGTAGTATACGAGGGCAACACCCTTATTATTCCCGGCAATCCTATGGACAACGCCGACCTTACTCAGGAGTATATCATCACCGAGAAGTGGGGTATGGGTATTGTTCTTGCTGGTGGCAATTCCGGCATTGGCCGCTACGAGATTTCCGCCTAACATTTAACCAATAGCGGGGTTTTGACCCCGCTAAACGAAAGAAAGGAAGATAAATATGGCTACTACAAAAAAGCCTTCAACAGCCGTTAAGAGAGCGGCTACTAATATAACTGCAGAACCAGCTGTTTCCGAGATAAAGAATGCAGAAACTAAGTCGCCTATTGTTGCAAAAGAAGTTGACCTTCATCAATATGTTACTGTGCGCAATGGATTTCATGGCACGCTTGTCTACAGAAGCAAGAAAACAGGAGAATCCTACACATGGGACGAATATGGTTCCGAACAGGAGATGGAACTTATTGAATTAAAAGACGCTAAGAATACCAATAAGAAGATGTTTATAAACAATTGGTTTATGTTTGATGAAAGTTGGATTATAGACTATCTTGGCTTGCGCCAGTATTACAAAAATGCCATCTCAATTGATGACTTTGATAATATCTTTACCAAGTCGCCAGAGGAGCTTAAAAGCATTATCAGCGAAATGTCAGACGGGCAGAAACATTCAACCGCATATCGTGCCAGAACCTTAATAAATAATGGAACAATAGATTCTCGCAAGGTCATTTCCGCTCTTGAAGAGGCTCTCAATACTGAACTCATCGAGAAATAAGTCCTATGGTAAAAAGTCAATCTCCAA